AGATCGCGAGAGATACCAAGCTGATGAGCAATCACCTTCTGCGCGGTGGATCGGGTCGGGTCCTGGAAGACCTCGGCTATCCGAGCCTTCGATGCGAGGACAAGGTCTCGGCACAGCTGCCGACGCCAGAGCAGTACGCAGCCCTGCAAATGCCGACCAAGCTTCCGGTCCTGCGGACGTTCCGCACTACGTACAGCACCGACGACCGCCCGATCCAAGCGGAGATCATGGCGAAGGCCGGCCACATGTACGAGCTGCAGTACGACTTCTAGGCGCCGCCGAACCCGCCCCCGACTCGCGCGAGTCGGGGGCTTTGCGTTGCCGGGAATCAGCGCCTCGGGGTAGCCAACTGTTCGGCGTTACTAATACAGTTGCGGTCACGTGAGAGTGGCCGACGCCACACGCTCAGTAAGGAGCGGCATGCCCGAAACCCCCGAACGCACCGCGCTCTACCGGTTCTTCGCCGAGGACGACAGCCTGCTGTACGTGGGGATCGCCTATGACCCGGATGCCCGCCAGCGGCAGCACGCGAAGAGCGCCTCGGACACGTGGTGGCCTCTAGCCGCCCGCCGGACCGACGAGTGGTTCGAGGCTCGCGAGGCCGCCGATCGCGCAGAGATCGAGGCGATAGCGAAAGAACGTCCACGCTTCAACGTGCGGGACAACCCGCACCTCAGCGAAGACGTCACCAAGGTCCGTCAACGTCGCGCCGCCCGATCAGAGCTACTCCCCCACCAGGGCCCTTTCACCCGGTACTACCAGGTTGCCGAGGCCATCCGCAGGAAGATCGATACGGGTGAGCTGCCGCCGGGGGCGAAGGTGCCGAATCCGGTGTACGCCAGGGAGTTCGGAGTCGGCATCGAGACCGTCAAGCGAGCGTGCGAATCCTTGGTCGATGCGGGCCTGCTCGATCGCCGCCACTCCGTCCCCTGGCCCATGCCGGACGAAGGCGTGGTGAAGATTCCCGTGGACCGCCCGGAGGAGGCGGCTGCCATCCTCAGCGGAGTAATGACCGACGAACAGCTCGCCGCCTTCGTTGCCGCGCTCTGGATGACGAAGCGCAGGCCCGTCTCCGAAGTCGAATAGCCCCAGTAACGCGAACGGCCGGGCGCAGCAACGCCCGGCCAGTTCATCCAGCGAGTTCGAGCTCGCTGTTCCGTAATCCGTCCCGTCAGAAAAGGACTACACCCATGACCTTAGCGCAGGGTTGCACCCTCCCCCAGCGTTTGGCGCCCACCATGGACCACCTGTTGGACGCCCCACTGCCCGACCTCCTGGCCGAGACCGGGGTGGAGCTCTTCGAGAGCTCGATCGCCGACGCCGAGTTCTTCGGCGCGGTCGTCCAGCGCAAGAGCGGCGAGATCATCCTGTCTATGCCCGCCGGGCGCAGCGAGCTGGAGCACGACACCATGGCCCGCTACCTGATCGCCCAGGTCTTCGACGTCAGCTTGCCGCAGCTGCCGCCGCCGTTCACCACCACCGAGCTCTGACCTCGCCCGTTCAGGGAGCAGCCATGCCCGCATGTCCCGTTTCACCGAATACGGTGCTCGCCAACGCGCTCAGCCGCGCCGAGGACGTGCTCACGCCCCGTATCCGTACCGCGCAGCCCGAACGCATCGTGTTCGTGGTCGGAACACAGATCAACGGCGTCCCGCACCTCGGCACGTCCCTCGTGCAGTCCCTTACGTTTGCTGCCGCGGAGCGGGTCCGTCAGCGCTTCGGAATCCCTGTCGAGGTGATGTTCGGCGCCCTCGACAACGCGCCGCATGAGATCGTCGTGGACCCGGCGTCGGGGCACCGGTACCAGCGTGCTTACGCCCAGGCCCTCGGTGAGAACGTCCTCGCAGACCAGGTCGACGAGCTGTACCGGCCCCTGTTCAAGGCCCTGTCTGAACGGCTGTCGGTCCCCTATGCGGTCGAAATGTACTCGCGGCAGCAGGAGGACGAGCATTTCCGTCGTACCTGGTTGCGGGCGCACCGCCGCATCGATGCTGCCCGCTGGTGGCTGGACCCGGCCCACGGCAGCCCGCACGTCCGCGTTCCCTGCCCGCAGCCCGGTTGCGGCTGGGCCGAGAAGTACGCCGAGCGGACTCGTGTTCTTCTCGGCGACGACTACGCCGTGGTGTACGCCGTCTGCCTGCACCACGGCCCATACGAGGTTGTCATCGCCCCTGGCAGCGGCGGCTACCTCGACCTTGCGACCCTGTACCGCAATCTCGTCAAGGAGCTCGCTGCCAGCACGGACCGCGGTCGACTGTCCGTCATGGTCAAAGGCGGCGACTGGGTGTTCGGCTCGACCCTCGTCGACAACGCCCTGACTGCAATCGGGCTTGTCGGCGCGCAGCTCCCGACGCGGCTGTTCTGCCCGCAAGTCGTCACGGACACCGGCGCCAAGCTGTCCAAGTCCCTCATCCGGGACGGCAAGGCGTCGTTGCCCGTCGGCTCCGCCCCGTGGATGCTCGACACCAGGTTGTGGCCCGGGTCGTTGTCCGAGTACGCCGATCGGCTGCTGGAGATGGCCGCAGTATTCCTCAGCGACCCTCGGCATTTCTTCCGCTCGTACTCGGCCGGCGAACTCGGCCGCCTGATGTCCGCACCGACAAGGAGCGTCACTGCCCCATGAGCGACATGACCACCGCCCGCAGACACGAGCTGAACCTGTACCGCAGGTACTTCGAGCTGGTCGCCGCTGGCCGCAAGAAGATCGAGGTCCGGGTGCGGTATCCACACCTCGCCGACATGGCCGCGGGCGACACGATCCGCTTCCGGATCAAAGGCACCGACGAGACGTGCGACGTCCGGGTGCTGCGGGTCACTGTGTACCCGGACTTTGAGGCGCTCCTCGACGGCGAGGGGCCGGCGAACGTGAATCCGGCAGCCGGCCGCGATGAGCAGCTCGCGAACATCCGCTCGATCTACCCGCCTGAGAAGGAGGCGCTCGGCGCTCTCGCTATCGAGATCGAGCTCCTCGACGCACAGGCACCCGCCGTCTGACCGTCCGCCCCGCCAGTCCCGCCCGTCAAGCACGGGTGGGGCTTTGGCGTTTGCGCCCTTGCGGCCGACGCACACCCGCCTGACGGTGGACGGTCAGCGGGGTGTCGTACCGACGACAGGGGGGTTTCGTGTCACGCAGGTGGGACGACATAGCTGGCCGACTGCTGCTGCGGCTGGCGGTGGTGCTGCACCGGACGGTCGCGGGCAGGGATGCGGCCGAGCGGTTGCAGGCCCGGCGGAATAGGGCGTTGCGGGCGGCGTACCGGCGGGGCGTGCCGGTTGAGGTGCTGGCGGCGCGGATGCGGTTGACGCCGAGCTGGATCCGGCAGGTGCTTGCCGGGAAGAAGCCGGCGGCGGTGGAGGAGGCCGCGTAGGCGGACAGCAGAGCGCCCCCGCAGTCGGGTTGGCTGCGGGGGCGTTCCCGTGTCACGGCTGCTCCCAGTCGAGGTTCGCGACATGCCCCATTTGGCCGTATTCCGGTGTCGGCCCGCGCGGTGCGGCGTTAGTCGTGCATGAGCAGGAGTCGCAGGTTGCGGGATCTGTCAGGGCCTCAGGCGTTCGACCAGCTGCGGACGCAGTTGGCTCGTGCCGCTGCCGGGGTGGCCAGGGAGAAAGTGCCACGGCAGAGGCCTCGTCCGACGCGGGCGGAGCCGGACGGCGTCGGCGGTGAGGCGGGCCCGCCAAGTTCGAGCTGAGGCCATCACTCGCCCGCCTGATTTGCCTTCCTGGGGGCTGAGTTCGTCTCTGGCGGCCTTTCGGCCCTGGGTTGGGGTCCTGGTGCTCCGGTCGTCTCCTGGGCGCTCTGGCGGCCGTCTGTCACGCCGCCGCCTCCCCTCGCGGCCCTGTACGCCCGCCTGCGGCTCTCACGGCACCCCGGACGTCCCGGTCGCCGTTCACGGCCTCCTGGGCGCCCTGAGGGCCGCCTGCGGCCGTTCGCGCTCTCTCGCTGCCACTCCGCCGCCGCTGCACATCGACGACATCGACGGTCGGACACGGGAACGGGGTGACAACTCCCCGGCAGCGGAAGCCATCCCAGCCGGAGCACTCGGAGCAGATCTCAACGCCGCCACGCCACACGGGGGCGTGGAGCTCGTACAGGGCCTGCTTGAGCCGCTGGATCCGCTTGGCAGCTGCGAGGGGCTTAGACGGGCGCCTGGGCGGCTTCCTGGCGGCAAGGAGCTCGATGCCCTCCAGCAGGCGGGCAGATTCCTCGGGCCGCAGCTGCCCGGCGAAGGTCCGGCTGGCGAGGTTGCGGAGCTGGTCCACGGTCGGCGGGGTGCTCACAGCCACTCCCCCGTCACGGTCACGGTCTGCAGCCCGTGGGTCTCGTCGTCGCCGAGCTGCCCCAGCAGATCCGGGTGCGGGACCGGGTCGGCGGCGAGGTGCGCCAGGGCGCCGCCGCACGGCTCCGGCGCCATCGGGATGCCCGTCACGGCCGACCCCCGTTCTTGATCCGCCCGTTGGGCAGGAGCAGCCCGTCGGCGGTCGCCCGCAGACGGAGCGCAATCAGCAGGGCGCCGCGAGGCTTCTCGCCGCGCCGCACGTACAGCGACAGCAGGCGGCCGAACTCCTCATCGACCAGCAACCGCAGGATCCGGGTCGTCATCGGTGGTGCCTTTCGGTGCGGGTGCCGCCCCCACGACGCAGGGGCGGCAGGGCGGGGTCAGGCGGTCGGCTTCTGGGTGCGGTGCCGGACGGTGATCCCGGGCCCGGTGTCGATCCCGTCGTCGTGGTGCTCAACGAGTTCGAACTCCGTGTCGTAGCCGTCCACCGGGTTTTGCGGCAGCCACTCCAGCCGGCCCGGCTCGTCCTTCTCGGATCGCAGCCACGACTCCGCTGCACCCTTCGCTCCGGCCTCGGAGTTGGCGTAGCCGATCAGGTAGTCGGACACGTTGCCCGGCTCGTACATCGCCACCCAGGCGGGCAGCACCAGGTCGAGTCCGGGATCGGCCGGGGCGTTGACGTCACGCCACTGCCGGGTGACGACGGGGCGTTGCTCCACCTCGGTGGCCTTGATCTCGTCGTCGCCGTTCCACGGATCGGTGTCGTCCTGGTCCTCGGTAAGGCCCTGCTCGTAGAAGACGCGGTACGCCAGACCGTCGTCGGGGGCCCGGAAGACGAGCTCGTGGACGGACACCCGGCGGCGGGCGTCGACCTGTTCGCGGTACAGGATCTCGGGCGAGTCGTCGGCCCACGTGTCGGGCAGGTCCCAGGCTTCGAGCTGGTCGCGGGTGAAGATGCGGGTGGTCACGGTGGTCCTCCAGGGTTCGTGGTGGTGTGGGGTTGCGGCCCGCCCCCGTCGGTGGAGGCGGGCCGTACAGCGGGTCAGGGGGTGCCGATGGCCTCAGCGATCACGAGGTGGCCTCCTCTCGCACCGACGAGCACAGGCGGCACGGCTTCGCCCGACGGCACTTCGGCATGTGGGGCTGCTCGGTCCAGCGGCGGGCTTTCACCGCCCGCGGATGGATCCCGTTCTCGATCAGGTAGTCCCGGGTGAACTCGGCGTCATCCCGGGGGAAGGGCCCGATCTCCGTGATCGCGCCGACGGGCAGTACGACGAGGTGCCGGAGTTTCCCGCTGCTGTGGAAGGGGCCGGAGTGGGTGGCCCACCAGTTGGATGCTGCGGTGCCGAGGCTGTTGAGGAGGACCTCGTCGACGACGACGCCCCATTGCTCGGGTGTGGGCGGCTTGCCGGGGATGTTGAGGGCCAGCTGCGCGCCGCTCACTGGGTGGCCTCCTTGCCGGGCTGGGCTGCGGCGGCGGGCCACTCGCCGAGTTCCTTCTGCATGACGCGGGCCTGTCGCAGGATGGTCAGCGTCTGCAGTCGATTCCCCCATTGGCGTTGCTGCCTCTGTGCCCGCTGGATCTGAACGTCGATCGATTCGACGCTGGCGTGCTCGAAGAACTCGGGCCGTAGACGGTCGATGCGTGCTGGGTCCTCAGCCTGCGTCTCGGGCTGCTGCGCCTCGACGGCCATGCGGCTCGGGAGGGTCGAGCAGTGCGGGCACTGCCAGTCCGGTCCGGCGGCTGTCGTCCGGTCGCGGCAGGTGTGTCGAGCGGGGGCCACCTCGTCGGCCGACCCGTTCAGCATGGCGGCGATCTCGTCGTCTCCGAAGCCGTCCCGAACGAGGCTGGCGGCCATCTCGTTCCCTGCGGCGGCGTACCGGGCAGCGCGCTCGTGCGGCGGATCGATGTCCACGGGCTCGGCGAGCAGGACCATCACCGCGTCGGCGATCTCGCCCGGCGTCGCGTCACCGAGGTGCTCAACTCCCGGAGGGCAGCGGAACAGTTCGGCGATGCGGTCGCGCAGCGCGGCCCGGTCGGCGGGCGCAGACGGTGCGGCGGCACCCCGGGATGCGTCGTAGGCGGCGAGCAGCTCCTCGGCCTCATCCCACGGCATGCCATGCGCTTCCGGGACGGGATGCCAGCCGGGCGAGGACAGGGCGGACAGGACAGCGATGCGGGGGTCGGTCATTGCTGCTGCTCCTTGATCGTGCGAGAGGATTGGGGGGCCGGCCGCCGCCTGTAGGGCAGGCGGCGACCGGTGCGGGGGGTCACGACGACGCGGACTCGGCCGCCTGGATGGCCTCGTCGTAGCCGTCCCAGTTGTCGACTCCGTAGGCGCGCAGGGCTTCGAGGAGATCGACGTCCGGCTCCATCTCGGCGACACGGGCTTGCAGGCTGCGGATCTTGGCGTCCGCGGCGGCCACGGATTTGGCCCAGCTGTCGGCAAGGGCGCGCTGCTCGGCGTCCGCGACGGCCATGTAGACACGCAGGGCGTTGCGGTCGACCTCGCGGCTGGCGGTCAGCGCGGCGGCTTCCCAGCGGGCGCGTCGGGTCTCGTCGGGTTCGAGCTGGTCGAAGGTGACGGCGACGGATCGGTCGATGTCGTCGAGCTGCTGGTCGGTGACGGGCTTCTGGTCGGTCATGGGGTTCCTTGTCTGGTGGGCGGTTCGCTGGGGTTTGTGCCTACTGCGGGCGGGCCTATCGGTCGGGCCGGTGCGCGCCGTTTCCCCGGCCCGAGGGTCGGGCGGCAAACAACGGGCGACGTCACGCGGCCTGGTCGTGCTGGCGGGCGACCTCAAGGGCGCACGTGTCCTCGTACCGCGACAGCTCGGCGCCGGTGACGGCTTCCACGAGGGCGCAGACCAGGACTTCGGCGGCGTTCGGGGTGACGGCGTTGCCGTACTGGCGGACCTTCTCCCGCTTGTTGCCGAGGACCACGTATTCGTCGGCGAAGCTCATGGCCCGGCCGATCTCGTGGGGTTCGAGCATCCGGAAGAGGACGTCGTCGATGTCGACTTCGCCGCGCACCAGGGCGTACCGGTCTCTGGTGGTGAGCGCGCCTATCGGCTCGCTCACGGACCGCGGGGCGCCGTTGCCGTAGTACGGGATCAGCATGTGCTCGGACGTGCCGGCCGGGGCGACGAGGCCGTGGTGGTTGCCCGACGCGGTGACCGTGGCCAGGGCCTCGGACACCGAGCGGGCGATCGATCCGCCGCCGCGGAGTTCGGCAATGAACGGCAGCCAGGCCAGGCCGGTCTCGTTGCGGGTGGTCATGGCGCGCAGCGGGCTGTGCGCCGACGCGGCGCTTTTCCCGTCGCGGCCCTCGACCGGGACCATCAGCGGCGGCACGGCCAGGGCCTTCGTCATGGTCGTGGTCTGCGTGGTGAGCGGCGCGTCAACGGGCCAGGTGCGCACGCCGGGCCTGCGCTCGAAGGTGTTCCCCGCGGCCTCCAGCGTGATCGGCTGGGCGAACTTCTTCAGCCCGGCCTGGATGCGGGCGAGGGTCTTGTCCGCGAGCGGCTTGGCCCGGTCGCCGATGCGCTGACCGGGGATGGCCCAGTCGATCGCCGCGGCGGCGGGGAGTGCTTCCGGCTCGACGATCTGGTAGCGGCAACGCACCGACGGGCACCGGTAGACGTACTGCTGCCGGTAACGGCCCATGTCACGCTTCGGGTCCTTGAACACCTGCATGGCCTGCACGTAGGCGTCGCAGCCCGAGCACCAGGCGCGCGGGCGCAGCCATTTGTCCCAGTCCGGGGTCCGTCCCAGGGACTCGTGCCAGTAGCCGACGTACAGCCGGTCCCGGGACTGCGGCGCCGCGTGCACGGTGCGCGGGTTCGCGTGCATCGAGTTCAGGGCGATGATCCGAGTCCGGTAGCCGAGCTTGTGGATCTCGCCGATCCAGCGGTCCCACTGGTCCCAGGCCCGGACGTCGGTGACGTTCTCGACGATCCCGGCCTTGACGAGGCCGCCGCGTTCCTGGACGCCGCGCAGGTACAGCGGCACTTCCTCCATCAGCGCGCGGGACTCTTCCTCCGCGGACGGCTCCCCATCGTCATCGGTAGCAGCGAGCAGGTCGAGGAGACTGCCCTGCATCGCCCCCGCGAAGTCCCGCTTCTTGCCCTTGGCCACGGACCAGTTCGTGCACTCCGGGGACGCCCAGAAGATGTCCGTGACGGGCCAGTCCCAGACGGGCGCTTTGCGGATGTCGCCCTGGTAGTGGCTGGTGGTGGGGAAGTTCGCGGCGTGGGACTCGATGGCGAGCTTCCAGTGGTTCGCGGCTCGTTCGACCCGCACTCCGGGCACGGCGTGGACGCCCTGTGAGGAACCGCCGGCTCCGCAGAACCAGTCCATAAGAGTCAGTTCGTCGTCGTGGCGGTACATCAGGCGGCTTCTCCTTCGACGTGCTCGTGCGGGCGGGGCAGTTGGACGACGGCGGCCCGCTCGCACTGCGGGCAGGTGCAGCGGCCGTGCGTCGGGGTGGGGCCGGTGGCGGTGGTGCCGATGGGCCAGCCCCCCTTGTGGGCGATCCGGTAGCCGGGCTCGACGGGAGCCGCGGCGACCGGGGCCGGCTTCGACTTGGCGGAGGCGGGCCCACCGACGGTCAGGGAGAGCAGGTAGTCCTTGAGGTCGCCGTCGTGGCGCATGGCTGCGATGTCGCCGATGTCATGGTTCATCAGCTTTGCGCCATGTCGATAAATTGGGCGTAGTGGCCCTGGAAGGCGGTCGTGACCGTGGCCTTCGGGCCGGCCCGGTGCTTGCCGACGATGAAGTCCGCTTCCCCGGCCCGCGGAGAGTCCGGTTCGTAGGCGTCCTCGCGGTGCAGGAGGATCACGATGTCGGCGTCCTGCTCGATCGCGCCGGACTCGCGCAGGTCGGAGACCATCGGCTTCTTGTCCGTGCGCTGCTCGGGGCCGCGGTTCAGCTGGGCCAGGATGATCAGCGTGATGCCGAACTCCTTGGCCATCAGCTTCAGTCCGCGGGTCAGCTTGGAGACCTCCGCCTGCCGGTTCTCTGCCTTCGGGGCGTCCATGAGCTGCAGGTAGTCGACGATCACCATGCGGAGCCCGACGGTGCGGATGAGGTGGCGGACACGCCCGCGCAGCATCGGCAGGGAGAGCTCCGACGAGTCATTGAGGTAGAGCGGCGCCTCGTTGATGCGGGGCATGGCGCGCGCTTCACGCTGCACGCCGGCGTCGTCGACGACACCCTGCTTGATGTGGTGCAGGGGGACGCGGGCTTCGGCGGACAGGATGTTGTCGCCGAGCTCGGCCTCGCCCATTTCGAGGGATTCGAAGAGCGTCGGGATGCCGTTGCGGATGGCGGCGGCGCGGGCAAATCCGAGGCCGAGGGTCGACTTGCCAATCGAGGGCCGGGCGGCGACGACGACGAGCTGGCCGGGCTTGAAGCCGCCCGAGAGTAGCGCGTCGAGGTCGATGAAGCCGGTAGGGACGACCTGCTCAAGGCTCGGCGGGGTGACGGACCTTTCCAGGGCGCCGCCGATGATGTCGCGCAGCAACTTGGGGGTGCTGGTGTCGCGGTTGCGGACGACGTCGTCGAGGGCGTCCTGGATGGCGGAGATATCGGTGGCCGAGTCGAAGGCCGCGGACCGTCCACGCAGGCTGATGTCCGAGCTGATCGCGAGGAACCGGCGAGCGATGGCAGCTTCGGTGATCTGCTTTGCGTAGTACGAGCCGGCCGGGTAGGACGTCTGGGCGAGGTCATACAGCTGCGAGAGCTGGGCGAGGTTCAGGGGCGGGACGGGCAGGTAGCCGGTGGCACGCCATGCCTGCAGCTGCCGGTCGACGGCCTGCCAGCGGATCTCGCCCTTGGTGAGGGTTTCGCGGATCTCGTCGACGGCGTGCCACACCCAGCGGAGCGCATCAATCTGCATGTCGGCGGGGTCGAACTCTCCGGCGAGTTCGTCGATGAGTTCGGGCCGGGCCATGACGGAGGCAGCGATGATCCGTTCGGCTTCCACAGCTGCCGCGCCGGGCGCGGGATTGACCTCGTCGGCATCCCAGACGCCTGTCTCGGTGGTCATGCGGCAGCCCCCGTGCGGCGGTCTTCGCCTTCGAGGAGCACGATGCTGTCGCCGCACATCTCGGCGAGACGGGAGGCGACCCGCGGGCCCGTGACGTCGGACAGCTCGCCGGGCAGCACGTCGCAGGTGATGATCACGGGGCGGCGGTTGATGTACCGCTCATCGAAGATCTCGAACAGGCGCTCCTGTGTCCAGACGGACGCCTTGGCCGCGGCGAGGTCGTCTATGAACAGCAGCTGGCAGTCCTGGAGTTCCTTGACGAGGGTGCGGCGTACCTCGTCGGGGCCATCGGGGCGGAGCGCGTCGAACAGGGCGGTCGAGCGGTAGGTGCGGACGTCGGGGCCGCCCGCGGTCCACGGCCGGGTGGGTGCGTACCAGGCTTCGAGCCAGAGGCGGCAGGTCCGCCAGGCGTTGTGGGTTTTGCCGACGCCGAGGGAACCGGTGAGGAACAGGCTGGTGCCTCCCCAGCCGGCGATCCACTTGCGGACGTCTTCGTGAACGTCGATGGCCTGGCGGTAGATGAGCGGGGTCCGCTCGTCGAACCGCTGAAGCGCCTGCTGGCTGCGCTCCTGGAGCCAGGATTCGCGGGGGCTGAGTTCGTCAGCCGAACTTGAGGGCACGCTTCTTCTCCTCTTCGGTCATGTTGCGGGGGGCCGGGGCGGGGCCGGCTGGCAATGGGCGCTGGCCTCGCTGGCTGGAGGCTTGGCGGCGGAGGGTTTCGTACTTGGCGCGGAGCTTCCCGGGGCTGAGGATGTGGGCATTCCAGAAGCTGTCGGCGTGGGCCCAGTCGATGGCGGTGATGGCCTGGTCGGCTGTCACGCCGTCGACGTCGAGCAGCAGCCGGACGTCGTTGCGCCACGTCTTGGTGATCCGCTGCTTCTTGCCGCCGCCCTTTTCGATGACGGCGGCAAGGTGCTCACAGACGCGCTCGACGTCGGGACGGGAAGAGCTGTCAGCGGATGCCGAAGGCTCCGCGTCTTCCTGCTCCTGGACGCCGGCCTCGACCCCGAACAACTCTTCTTCGGGGGCAGGGGTAGGGGCAGGGGCAGGGGAATGCGCGTGTGATGCGGGCGCGCGCCCGCACGTAGAGCCTTTCGGACCCTCTTCGCCATCCCCTTCGGGAGGGGTATCGGAGGGGGTTTCGGAGGGGGTTCCCGAACCCCCTTGCGTGGGGGTCGAGTTGGGCTCCCAGAACGCCTTGCGGAGGGTCTCGATGTGTTCGGCTACCTGCTGGCGAATCGAGGGCCCCCGCGCCCCCGGCTCGTCGCTGAGCTCTTCCAGTGGGATGCGGTCCACTTCGGCCAGTAGTGCACGCCGCAGGCGGCGGGAGGAGATCTCAAGGGCCCCGGCCACCATGGCGCCCATCACCTTCGGCATGCGCCATACGCCGTCGTTGCGGATGAAGGAGCGGATGAGGAGTTCCTCGGTGTCGTCATCGACGACGATGAACCGGGCAGCCTCGAGCGCCTGCAGGAGCTTCTCCAGCTCGGCGGAGGTGAGCCCACGGGCCTTGCGGGACCAGCGCCGCAATGTGAGGTCGAGCAGCCCAGCGTGGTTGAGGTTGGGTTGACTGATCAGGAACAGGTAGAGGCGCTGTTCCTGCTCGTCGAGCTCGAGGAAGTCCGCGTCGTCCCAGATGCTGGTGAGGATCCGGCCGTGTCCGCGGGCCATCAGTTCTCACCACACACGGGCTCGGCATGGGCCCGGAGCCACTGGTCGAGGAACTTGTCGAGGTCTGCGCTGTGGCTCGCCCCGGCCATGCCGGATGCGATCTGGATGTCGTCGCGTGCGTCATCGCCGCGGGCAGCCAGGATCAGCTGCCCCCGGAATGTGGCCTTGTCCTCTTCGGTGGGGTCAAGGCCTCCATGCGACCTCCAGATCTCAAGCCACCCGTCGTACACGCCATCTATCCGGCTGAACTGCTCCCCCGAGATCGGTGCGTACTGCATGTCCCAGATCCGAAGACCCCAGGAAAGGTGCGGCGTCAGCTGTGATCCCGCGTGCACCGCGGCGCAGACGACCTCCGCGACGGAGTGCCCGGCCTCGAAGAGGGCCGCACTGTGTACGAGAAACTCGTCGTACTGATCCTGGCTGGGGTCTCCCCCTTTACTGGCAACGGCCCATGCGTAGGTCCAGGCAGTCTCAGCCGCGTGCCGGTCGACCTCTTGCGGGCCCCATTGCGGCGGGTATCCGCCTCGCCAGAGGTGGTCGGTGAGCTCGGCCTGCCTGAGCTCGGCGGCCCGCCGGAAGTCGTCCTGGTCGACGTCGGCGACGGGCGTGGCGTTCGGCATGCTGCTCGTCTTGCCGGCGTTGCAGTCCGCGCACGACGTGACGAGGTTGGTCGGCTTGTCGCTGCCGCCGAGCGCCTGCGGGATGACGTGGTCGACGTTGAGCTTCGCGCCAGGCGCCGTGGCACCGCAGTACCGGCACGCGTGGTTGTCCCTGCGGAGGATCTCGTAGCGGAGGCGCTTGGAGACGGCCATGAAGTGGTGTCCTTTGATCGTTCTGTACAGCGGTGTCTGCGAGCGCGAAAAGCCGCACGGGGACTGAGAATTAACGCTCCCGTGTACGTACACGACACTACCCCTCGTGTACGTACACGGCAACGTTCTATCTGGCGTTCGTGTGCATACACGCGCTACGCTCTGGCTATGGCCGAGAAGGAGACCCACACCCGAGCGCGCCCTGTCCGAATCCCCAAAGAGGACTGGGACGAGTTCGGCGCGCTCGTTGGCGAACGGGAGCGGTCGCGGCTCATCCGGGAGTTCGTGGCCTGGTACCTGCGCCGGCCGAAGGCTGTTCTGCCGAAGCGGCCCGATTCGCCGAAGTCCGACTGACCTCACGTCCTCCTCCTTCCTCCGGCCCCGCCTGTACAGCGGGGCCTTTGTCGTGCGGGCTAGGCGGCCTTGGCCAGCTGAGGCTTCGTCGGTTCCGTCTTGGCCGGTGCCGGGTGGCGCTTCAGCGCCTGGTGGAGGTGCGGCCGGGTGACGTCGAGCCGTTCGGCGGCCTGTTCGGTGGTAAGCCCGCAGACCCGCATGAGTTCGCGGGCGTCGTGGGCGAGGTCGGCTTCGCGGGTGGTTGCGGCGGCGCGGGCGCGGAAGCGTTCCTGGTTGAGTTCCTGCATGGACAGGTGGCCGTGCTCGTCGAGCCACGCCTCATGGGCCTGCTCGCAGCGTGGGCACATCGGCAGCTGCTGGCGCTGGTGCATCCAGTAGCCGCGGTCCGACCCGCAGTGCCCGGTCCAGTCGGGGACGGCGTTCGGGTCGTCGATGTCGTCCCAGGCGCCGGGCGGTGCCCAGCCGTGGGCCTGGGCGTAGTTGCGGGACATGGTGGCGCTGGTGCTTCGCGGTGCCGGGACGGTGGCCAGTTCGGTGAAGACCGCGGCGACCTTGACGGCGATGCGGTGTCGGACGGTGGGCTGGTCGCCGCGGGACAGTAGCCGCACGTGCGTTTCGGAGAAGCCGAACGCCTTCGCGATGAACGCGGGCGAGTATCCGAGGGCCCGCAGTCCCCGAACGCGACGTGTGGTGCCGGTGGCGTCGACGGGCTTGCCGGGCGCGGAGATCTGAGGCTGGACGGCGAGGATCTTGTTTTGGGTGGAGCAGAGGATGACGGGCACGTGGCCGTTGGCGATTTCACGGAGGTTGCCGTGGTCGCATCCGGCGAGGTCGCCGATCTGTGGCCAGGTCATGGTTTCGTTGAGGGTTTTGAGGTGGGCTTGCGCCAGGCCAGCGGGGACGCGGGATGCGCGTCCGAGCTGGCGGTTGACCTTGTTCCGCTTCTTTACGCGGAGCCGGATGGTGCGGCACGGCCCGCAGTTGCAGGGTCCGCGCCGGCCGTGGACGCCGTTGGCGCGGGCGTAGGTGCCGTGCGCCGGCAGGGACTTGGTGCTCACGGTCGTGCCTCCTCTCGTGTGGGCTGGTTCCAGGTGACGCGGATGGTGAGGTAGTCGAGGACGGCCTGCTCGCTGGCGGTCTGTGGGGGCGCAGGGCGTCGCTTCATGCGGGCGAGGTCGGTGCGGTGGCGGGCCCGGCTGAGGGCCCAGCGGGTGGCGCGGTGGAGCACGTAGGCGGCTATGCCGAGGGCGAGGAAGCACCAGGCGGCGACGAGGATCGCGGCGCCGGTCTCCGCCCACACGAAGGCGTTCAGCCAGGTGGCGGCGATGTCCCTCACGTCCGCCTCCCGGCGATGGAGGCGTAGGCGACAGCGGCGATGCCGGTCATGAGGGCGAGGCAGGCGAGGAAGAAGGCCATCAGGCGGCACCTCCGCCGAGGGGCAGCACGAGTGCGTCGAGACGTCGGGCTGCGGCTTCGGCGTAGGGCTCGTGGGCTTCGATGCCGATCGCGCGGCGTCCGGCCTGGCGGGCGGCGTCCAAGGTGCTGCCGCTTCCGGCGAACGGGTCGACGACGAGCCCGCCGGGCGGGCATGCGTACTCGATGAGTTCGCGCAGGATCTCGACGGGCTTCTGCGTGGGGTGGATGCCGCGTCGCACGGAGGGGCTACGACGCACGGACCGGGCCAGCCTCATTCCGGTGTCGGTGTACGAGTGGGCGCCGATCTCTCCGGTGTGGGGCACGACGGCTGCACTGTGTGAGGCGGTGCGGCCCTTGGCGTTGAACTGGGCGGGGATGAGCGGGGTGTCGTGGTGGATGCCTGACCAGTTGCCGCGGTACCAGTGGGTGGCGGTCTCATGGACGCGGCGGAACCGGTCGCGGGCGAAGCCGCTGCCGTTGTGCTTCTCCCACACGTAGTCCTGTGACAGCTTCCAGTCGGCGAACTCGTGGCCGCGGTCGAGGAACATGCGCATCGAGCCGAAGCACCACATCGAGTTCGCGACGGTCGCGGCGAGGGCGGGCCAGCCGTCGGGCCAGCGGTCCCAGGCGAGCGAGGTCTCGGCGTAGGGCGGATCGGCCACGATCAGGTCGGCGGTGATCCCGAGTGCGGGCAGGATCTCCCGCATGTCGCCGAGGTACAGCTGAACGGTGTCGTCCTCGTAGTAGGCCTCCATCAGGCTGCCCGCCTCTCCTGCTGGCGGGCGGCCCGGCGTGCGGCGCGTTCTTCGCGGCGCCTGGCGGCGACCATCTCCCGCATGGCGACGGGGACGCCGATCCACACGTGGACGAGGGACTGGTGGGCGCGCTGGCTGCCGCCGAATCCGTGGTGACAGATGATCCCCGCGTCCTGCAGACGGGCCGGCAGGCTGCCCCACTGGCTGGCCGGGCGGGGCGGATCGGGCAGATGATTGCGCGCGGCAACGTCCGCGATCGTGAACGGCTCGCGGCCGTCGGCGGCTTCGACGAACGCGTCCCAGACCTCGGTGACCCAGGCCTCGAAGTCGTCGACTATGCGGCGGGAGACGGACGGGGCCGCGGCGGCGAGCTCGGCACCGTCGAACGCGGGCTGGATGTGGGTCATGAGGCGGACTCCCTGGCCATGGGTGTGGCGCCGGGCCTGGTGCCGGCGACGGCGTACCAGGCGTCGCGCTCCTCGACGGTGAAGCCCGCGAGGTCGTCTTCGACGACTGCGCCCATGGCGGTGGCCGCAGCGTGAGCGAGGGTGGCGTGCACCTGTGCGGCGGCGAGCGCCGATCCGGCGTTGCCGTTACGGAGGAAGTTGTCGGCGGCGCTCTTCAGCAGTTGCTCGGCCTCGCGGTAGTGCTCGGGTCCTGTCATGGCGTGGTCTCCTAGTTCCGGGAGCCGCCGCAGGTTCGGGCCGCGGCGGCTCCCAATCGGGGTGGGTTATTCGACGATTTCGCCCTCGACGGGGCCCTCGTCGTTGAAGTCCTCAGGCGAGACGGGTTCGCGGTACACCGGACCCGGTGCAGGTGCGGCATCAATGACGGTCGGTCCGGCCTGTTCGGCAGCGACTTCGAGCCCGGCGCGGAGCTGCTCCTTGCGCCACTCGGTGGAGGTGGGCACCCACGGCTCCAGGCGGTGGGCGACGGTCTTGAGGACCATCTGGTCGAACCACTTCACCCACGGCGACTTCGGGTTCTCGCTGCCCTTGGACTCCTTGCGGACCTTGTCGATGTAGTCGCGGTTGATGATGACGACGCGGGACGGGGTGCCGTCCTGGAAGATGCCGTAGGAGAAGGCGCCCTTGACTTCCCCGCGGTCGGCGAACCAGTCGGCCTTGTGGAAGGGGACTTGCTGCGGCCCTTCCCAGCGGGGCGGCCGCTGCGTGTCGACCTTGCCGGGCTCCCACACGAACTCGTCGTTGGCGTAGACGACTTCGGCGTGGACGACTTTGACGGCGCCGGCCCGGTAGATGCGCTCGACGACGCCGCGGTAGCCCTCAAGACCCTGGATCTCGTTGCCGAACGGTACGAAGTAGAAGGACTTGGAGCCGGGCTCGTGGCCGAGGCGGGCACAGTCCTGGAGGGCGGTCATGAGGCTGCCCGGGTTGCGGGTGGCGACCTGGAGCAGCTGGGCGTTGGAGCGCAGAACTCCGTAGGCGAGGCGCATCCACGTCTCGCCCTTGACGTGCGAGGGGAGGACGAGGGTGAGGTCTTCCTTGTGCTGGCGGACGATGGCTTCGGGCCCGTTGTCGCGGGTGGCAATGGCGTTGCTGATCTGGCTCATGCGGCTTCCTTGCTGGTCTTGTACGGGTTGAGGGACTTGGTGGTGCCGTCCGGCTTCGGGATGCGGTAGGCGATGCGGCGCCCGTTGGCGACGGCGCGGCGGCCGGTGCCCATGTGGTCGAGGACCGTGCTCTTGGCGGCAGTGAGCTCGACGGCGGCGGCCTTGGAGGCTTCCTGTGCGAGCTCGTAGCGGGCCGCATCCTCAAGCGGGATCTCGACGTCGATGTCGTCGAATCCGTCGGGCTGGACGCGGATGGTGCGGTAGGTGTCGTCGGCGCCGTCGATGGGCGGGCGCACCCCGTTGCGGACCTCGTCGAGGAACTTGACGGCCGCGTCGCGGAGGATCTTCGCCTCGCCCTCGTCGTACTCGACGACGTACTCGCGGTAGTCGTGGCCGGAAATGAGGACGGCGAAGTCGGTGCGGGTGAGGCCGAGGGCGTCCATCTGCCACATGACCTGGCAGCGGTACCAGACCGGCACCCCGTCGTCGGCGCCGTCCGGGCCCCAGTCGTCGCCGAACGGGGACGTCTTCACCTCGAGCAGGCCGGTCGCCTGATCGCGGACCTCGAACTCGCTTGCCGGCTGCGGGTAGATGAGCCGGTCGGGGGTGGCTCGCTGCCACTCCCGCTCCCGGTTCCGCCACGTCCCGGCCGGTGCGGCGAGCTGGCCGGGGTGCTCGTCCTCCCACTTGCCCGCGACCGAGTCTTCGAGCCGGGTCCCCCACTCGACGGCCGAGGTCATCTCGAACGGGGCGACGTTGAGGCCGGACTTCTTGTGCCACAGGGTGAAGCGGGACATCCACGGCGAGAGTCCGACGACGGCGGCGATCTCGGTTGCGGTGATGCACAGGCCTTTGCGGGCTTCGTCCCACTCCGGCGTGCCGGGCGTGAAGTTCCCGAGGAGAATGCCGGTCGGCGTCTGGATTCCGGTGGTCATCAGAACGGGTACTCCTCGCGGGTGGTGGTGCGGGTCCAGAGGGGCAGTCGCCAGGTGCGGAGCTGCTTGATGCAGTGGCAGTCCTCCCAGTCGGGGTCGCCGCTGTAGGTGAGCCAGCCGTGGCCGCCGCGCCCGTAGCAGGCGCCGCAGGCCGGGTCGGGTTTCGGTGTCCGGGTGAGGTACACGGCCCGCTGGTGCAGTTCGAACTGCCAGCGGCCGAAGGTGCGGGTGAGGTACATGAGGTCTCGTTTCTGGGTGCACTAAGGGCGGGCCGCCGCCTGTTGGTTGGGGGGTTGCCGCGAGGCGGCGGCCCTGGATGCCGCGGAGCGCGAGGGGGGCGCGCACCGCGGCGGGCTGCGGTTGTGGATCAGCGGAGTTGGCGGATGCGGCTGGCGGTGACGCCGTACTCGGCGGCCAAGTCGATCGGTGTCTCGCCTTCGGCGAGGCGCCGTGTGATGTCCGCGCGCTGCTCGGTGGTGAGCTTCGACGGCCGCCACGGGCCCTGGGCGTCTTGGCTGCGCCGGTTCCAGACGCGCTGATGCTCGGAGGCCATCAGTTGGCACCAACGGCTTCGGTCGTGGCCTGCGCCTGTGCCGCCCGCTTCTCGGCGAGCTGCTTCTTGTGGGCCTCGTACTCGTCGTGCCACTGCTGCGGGTTGTGGCCGGCCTTCTCGGCGGCGTCCCACGCCCACTCGCCGATCTCGCCGGACTCCAGCTGCTCGTCGAGGTCGCGGACTGTCGTCTCGGCCAGATCCGGGTCGGCCTTCTTCAGGGCTTGCAGGAGCCGGTACGCAGACCAGGCGTAGATGCCGGAGTGGACCCAGGCGTTGAATGCGCCGCGGCCCTCCACGGTGTCCATGTCGGCGCCGAACATCTCGGAGGTGGACCGCAGCGTCTGCCGGAGCATGGTCTCCGCCATCCCCGCTACCGCTCCGGGGGCGGGGGGTGCGGTGATCTCGACAGGCTCGCCTCCCTGCCCGAGGCTCCCGGCCCATGCGTCGAAAGCTGTGGCGCGGTCCTTCACGTCGCCGCTGTAGCGGCACGGCATCTGCATGCCGAGGAAGTCGTCGCCGACCAGCAGGAGCGGCTTCTCGGCTGCGCTCTGCCACATGCGCAGGTGGCTGTCGGCGTGCTTCCAGCGGGCCAGCATCTCGGTGTCGAGGCTCAGCAGTGCCTCGGCGGTTGCGGCTTCCTGCAGCGCGTCGCGGAACAGGTGCTGCCACTTGGGCCAGGTCAGATCCTTCGCCGGGACCAGGAGCTTGCCCCGGTCGTCGGCGATGGTCAGCCCGTCCGCACCCGCCGCCAGGTCGAGGATGGTGTCGCCTTCGTGGGTTGCCAGCCAGGCGGACACCCAGTCGAGGTCTGCCTCGTTGATGATGGCGGCCCAGGTGTCGGTTTCCTCTCGGACCTTCGTTCGGGCTGCGGCGAAGGTGAAGCGGTCGGTGGCGAGGGCGTGGATGTGGATGCCGTCGCACTCGAAGCGGATGCCGTTGATGGGCGGCCGGGTGTCGTCGACGCTGATGTGCGGGCGGGTCTGCTTGATGAGCCGCTGGAGTTTGTGGGCGTTGATCGTGGTCACGGGATCTCCTCGTGGGATGCTGGTTGGTGAATCCCGCCCGCTAACCCCGGGCGGGGTTTCTTCTTGGGCGCCGGGTCCGCCGGCCGGTCTCATCCGGCGGCCCGGCGAGTCAGGTGGTGGCGGGCTCGTCGACCGCGGCCCACGACGGGACGTGCACCGGGTTGGCGGCGTCGGGTCCGACGTAGCGGACGTTGAGCGCTTCCCAGAGGGGCTTCACGTAGATCGGGCCGGTCGCCTGGTCCTCCATCGCCGTGGTGTCGCGGACCATCGGTGGCACGTCGACACAGTTCGCGTTGGCTTCCGCGGCGAGCTGAGGCCCGAACTTGGCTCGCAGCGCGAGGGCTTCGTCGCGCCACTCGTCGCGTTCGGACTGCATGCAGGCGGCGACCATCTCGGCTTCCTGCCGGGCCTGCTCCGCGAACTCCCAGGCGGCGTACACCTCGTCGCGGTCCTGCATGAGGAGGGCGAAGTAGTCGTCGGCTGCCATCTGGCGGGTGAGGAGCTTGCGGTTCTCGTCGCGGAGTTCGGCAATCTTGTCGACGGCGCGCCGGCTGCCATCTGGCGGGTGAGGAGCTTGCGGTTCTCGTCGCGGAGTTCGGCAATCTTGTCGACGGCGCGCCGGCTGCCGTTGTCCTTCAGTCCGGGGATCAGGTCGGTGAGGGTCACTGCTGCTCCTTGCTGGCGATGCGGTTCGAGATGCGGGGTCCGGCGACGGTCAGGAAGGCGATCGCGGCGAGGACGGCCCAGCCCTCAGCGGTCAGGTAGTAGGCGGCGAAGAGGTCCGCGATCACTTCGTCCTCCGGATCTGGTCGGGTCGGATGCCGAGCTGGGCGACGAGTTCGAGGATTCCGGCGGCGATCAGCGAGTCTTTGGCCAGCTCGCGTCCGGCCCGCCGCGGGTCCTCGTCGTCCTGCGGGTGCGGGTTCTCCTTGCCGAACTGGTCGGCGACGCGCCGTGCGGCCCGGCGCTGCTCGGCCGCCTCGGCGGTGGTCGGCTTCGGGCCGTAGTCGGCGAGCTCCATGCCCATCACGCCTCCCTGCTGATGCGGTTGCAGTAGTCCTCGAAGTCCTCGTCGAGGGACTGCTGGTCGTCGGTGTAGCCGAGCCAGCGGGCGATGCCGGGGACGACGACGGCCGGGGCCGTGAGGATCGCGTCGAGGGACGGTGCCGCCGTCTGCTGTGTCGCCGTGGTCATCACGCCACCGCCGCTTCGGGGTCCATGCGGGCGGCATCGAGGCGCAGCTCGTATTCGCGGACCTGGCCCGGCAGCCAACTGCGCTCGTCGGGGCCGAAGTCGCGGTGGGCCTGCGTGTAGACGCGGATGAGGGCGTCCTCGATGACGTCGGCGGGGCGGATCGGGGAGGCCATCACGCCACCTCCCGCAGCCTGTGGGCCCGAGAGTTGGCGGCGGCCTGCGCGGTGACGGTGGCCAGCTTGTCGAGCGCGGCCTGACCGGACGGGCCGACGGCGAGGACCACGTTGCCGAGGACGATGAGCGTGTGGCCGTCCTGCTCGGCGACCTGGATGTCGTCGGGGTTGCTGCCGAGGACGAGCGTCTGGTTGAGCAGGCGGGTCTGGTCGTCGATCACGACTTCTCCTGGGGGCGCTTGGTGAGGTTCACGCGGAAGACGGGGACGGTGGAGTCGGGGTCGGCGTCGTGCAGCCAGTGCTGCTGCTCCTTGAGCTCGCCCGGGGTGGCGGGACGGCTGGGTGCCGGGTGGGCGAGGAGCCAACGGAGCTTCGCCGCCGACTCCTCCGCGCGGGCCGCAGCCCGCTGCCGGGCGACGAGCTGCTGCACGGTGGCCAGCGGTACGTCCAGGTCGCGGATCGGGCGCGGGGTCGTCGTCATCGCCCGGCCTCCTCGTCCTTGACGGGCCAGGCGACGGGGAGGCCAAGCTGCTGTGCGAGCTGGCGCCGCGACTCGGCGTGCCCCTGCCAGCGGTTGTAGTCGTGGCCGTTGTTCGGGTGGCAGTTCTCGATGGCGGTGATGTACTCGGCGCGCTTCGCCACGAACTCGGCCACGACATCCAGCCGGCCTCGCAGCTGCTCAACCTCGGCCGCCGCCTGCAGGTAGGCGGCGTACAGGGCCTGCTCGTACTCGGATCCGGCCTGACCGATCGCGGCCAGGTGGGACGGGAGCGGCTTCAGCGGCGCGTGGTCTGCCGGACCGGCGGGCATCGGCAGGGCGCCCATGACCTCCACGGCCGTGGCCAGATCGGTGATCGGCTCGGCTGCCGGGCTGACGTCGACGTGGCTGAGGGCGATGCAGGCGCCGTGCCCGTCGACCCAGACGACGTCCGTGTGGCCGCCGAGAACCTCGGCCTTGCTGCGGGTGCGGGTGACGAGACGCTCGTCGTTCGCGTCGTCCTCCGGGCGGCAGCCCGGGTAGGCGACGACCGGAGTGCCCACCGGGTACAGGGCGTTGAACTCGGCGGCGTTCACGACAGCACCTCCGTCGAAACGGCGGGCCGGAGCGGGGTGGCGGCGAGCGTCTTGTCCGCGCGGTGCCACTCGGCGAGCACGGTCTCCCGGTCGCCCAAGTCCTCGACCGACAACGGGGAGCAGGTGCGGCCGAGGTGAAGCTCGGCAGTGTCGAGTGTCCTCACCGCGTCCATGACGTGCTTCGGAGTGCGGGCGGCAGCAAGACGGCCGACAGCTAGCGGGGCGGGGATACGGATCGGGGCGCTCATCGGGCACCGCCCGTCTCGCCGAAGCGGATCAGCTCGGACGGGAACGGGCCGCCGTGCTTGAGCGGGTCGATCTCGTTGGCGGCGTCACGGAGCCCGCGGGGCGTCGTCTTCTCGCCCTCGGCCTCCAGCTTGGCGGCCGTCATGCGGAGATCCTTCGCGGCCTCCTCGACTGCACGTCCACCGACGGCCTGCTGGTAGCGCAGGTGCACGTCCTCGGCGAGACGGGAGGACAGGAAGCGGTGAACCTCGGCCGGGGTGACGGAGAAGCGCGACAGGTACTCGGAGTCTCCAATCACCTGGCCGTTGCTCTCCAGCTTCGCGAGGAGGCGGGACACCTCGTAGTGGGCGCCCAACGCTTCGGTGCCCGGGTCCACGGAGTCGTTCATGAAGGACTGGAGCGAGTCGGCCACACGCTTCGCGGCGGCAGCGAGCTCGTCCCGCTCGATACGGAGTCGCTCGATCTCGCGCTCCGGAGTAGTGGATGATGAAGGCACGGTCTGCCTCGTCTCTGTAGGGATGGTGAGAGGTGGATCGCGCGGCGTGAGCCGCGGTGGCCCCGGCTGTCGGTGTGCGAACCGGCGGTTGGGGCCGCGGCCGTTAGGCGGCGATGGGCTTGGCGTACTTGCTGGGCCGAACTTCGCCGTTGGCCTGGACCCAGCGGATGTGGGCTGCCGTCAGCCGCGGCGACTTCCCGACGTAGGTGAAGGGGATCCGGCCCTGCTGGCAGGCCTCGATGACCCAGTTCTCGGTCTTGCCGAGGAGCTCTGCGGCCTTGGCCGGCGTGAACGCCGTGAGCTCAAGCTCTGCGGCGGTGGAAGCTGCGGCGAGGCGCTCAACAGCCTCGGTCAGCGCCGCCAGGCGGAGGATCAGGGTCGTCTCGTTGGGGTTCTCGGTGGGGGGAGCCAGGTCGTTCCTGGTCACGGGGGGTCTCCTTGTGGGTGATGGCCTCTATGGGCACGTTGAGTTCCTCGGCGTAGCGGTGGAGGGTCCCGTCGCCTGCTCCTTGCTGGCCGTTTTCGACCTTGGAGAGGAAGCCGGGGTCACGGCCGATTTGCCTCGCGAGCTGCTGAAGGCTGATCCCCCGTGCCTCGCGGATGGCCTTCATTGCGGCTCCGTTCGGTCTCACAGGCACAACGTAGACCCAACAAAGCGGCAGCCGCAAGAGAAAGCACCGGATTCGTTGGGTGTTACTCGGGCTTCCTTGGGTGCCACGCGGTGCCGAGGGCACAGAACCGTGGCCATGGATGCACGGAGTGCGCGGTAGTGAACACGGGGCGCAAGCGCAACGAGGCACTAATGAGGCAACAAAAAAGCTCCCCTAAGACCGATCAATCCTGGTCAATTAGGGGATTCCCTGGGTGCGTGTTGCCAGACCGTGCGGCATGATGAGCCGCATGACAGAGGACCGGACCAAACTGCTGTGGGCCGATCTCGCGACCGCCATCCGTGCCGCCCGCGAGGCACGCGGCCTCAGGCAGATCGACCTCGCTGAACTCGCCGGCGTCAGCGAAGGCAGTGTCCAGAACCTCGAGGACGTCGACCGGCGCCCGAGCCGCATGCCCCAGAGCTTGCCGAAAGTCGAGCCCCATCTCGGGTGGGCGGGCGGCAGCGGCATCGCCATCCTCCACGGCGGCAAGCCCACCCCCGCTCCCGTCGCCAGCGATGCGACCGGGGAGCCGCCCGCATCCAAGCGAACACTTCGAGACAAGCTTCCGCTGCGCGTGGTGGACGAACTCGAGAGCGACGACGCGCTCATCGACTCGCAAGTGATCCAGTTGCCGGGCACGGACGGCGCACGGATGACCGTGGTCGTGCACGGCCGGGCCGACGCCACCCCGGAGGAGATCCAGGAAGCCCTGCTGGCGTGGCGCCGCGCTGAGCGCAACCTGCACCGGCTGCCCAACGACAACGATGGCGAGCCGCAGGCTTCGAACGGCTCGTAACCGTCGTCTCACTGATTGCTTACGATCCCTCCCGAGACCA